GAACGAAATACCAAAATCATCTACTACTGCAGAAATTGAATTAAAAGATGGAGAATTTGTGAATTATATCGCATGCGATACCATTGAATACGCAAAAATGCATAATAATCGGGCGGTAAAGAAAACACTGACAATACCCGAATGGTTGAACGAAGCTGCGACGAGAGCAGGAGTGAATTATTCGCAGGTGCTTCAGGAAGCGCTAATGAGTAAATTGAATATAAGTAGATAATTTAAGAGAGCTTGGAAACAGGCTCTCTTTTATTGTGCGACATCGCACGGAAAGGAGTTAAAATCATGGGAAGCAAGGAATTTTTAAACATTTGCAAGGCAAAGGTAGCAGATTATTTTAACCAGAATAAAGACAAGACTGATACATCTGACAACATGACGGTAGATGATGTATTTGTGGTTTGGTATTGTAAGACACTGCAAAATCACAAGGCGCTGCTTAGTACGCCGGTAAGTGATGGAATGTATTATGAGATCACTTACAGTGGAGATAAGAATGAGATCTACTTTGATGCTTATAAAAAGTGGGAAAACATTAAATTTGATATGTAATTGTGCGACATCGCACGGAGGAGGTGAGATCATGAGCGAACAGAACGAATTTGGAAGAACAACAGCAGAAGAACTGGAAAAAGCGTTTGAAGTAGAAGAACAGGAGAAAGAGAAAGAATGAGTATCTGTAGAGGAATTGCCGGCAGGAGAGGGATGAATCCAGTCGGTATTTTTATCCACAACGGGGCAGACAGCCAGAACGCAACATCGGAATACTATAAAAACTACTTGCAGAGAGCGAACTTGGAGAATGGATTTGCGCATTATTATGTTTGTAGTGATGGAATTCTGCAAGCAGAGGATGATTCAAACTGCGCTTGGCATTGCGGCGACTTAAACGGAAATCTTAATTTCTTGGGAATAGAAGTCTGCCAGAGTATGGGCGATCTGAATGTATTTAAAGCGAATGAGGAAAAAGCATTACAGTTGGCAGCACAGAAGTGCAAGCAGTATGGAATTACACCAAGTGCAAGCACGATCATGCTGCATCAGGAGGTGTTTGCAACCGCTTGTCCGCACAGATCAGTGGAGATTCACGGCGGCGCAGCGCAGACAAAAGCCTATTTTATTAACCGTATCAAGGAGCTTATGAACGGAAACCAAAGCACAACAACAGATCAGGAAGGAGAAGAGACTATGCAGTGTATGTTTACGGTGAAAGGAAAAGGATGTGTTTATTGGATGCATGATGGAGTGGTTACAGCTTTAGCACACCCTGACGAGTTAAAAATCATTCAGCAAATTTATAAGGATAACTATGGACATGATATGCCATGTTACAGTTGGAGCAAGCCAGCGCCATGGCATACTAGGCTGATGGAACCATTATATCGTGAACCCGTAAAATCTATTTAATAAAAATCCCCTCGGAGATTAGCTCTCTGAGGGGTGAATATTGTATCATTTTCGTGTATATTTATAATAAGTAAAAATATTATAGGTTATTGTTATTTGGTGGCCCGGACGGGGAGCTCGCTGCATCGATGCGGTATTTATCTCAGCGGTACACCATGCCATATAAAGAGGTGACCGCAACACTTACGGATATCGGCACGGAGGAATACGCTCGTAGAAGATGCAACTAATGAATAGAATCCGAAAGCACCATTATTTCGGTACTTTCGGGTACACATCAATCATAAATTCAGAGTTTTTCTGGTTCTTTTTATTCCGTTTTGTTTTGGTCAGTACAATCCGGTCGATCAGTTTCCTTAAAGCGCTGTTCTTTTCCGGGATAGTCAGGGAGTTCCATTCGCTTAACAAGTTCTTGCACTTCGGGACAAAATTCTTTCGATTTGCCTGCCTCGCAATCGTAGTATGTAAATCTTCCTGGGCAGCAGTGATATTGTTCATGCAGTCTCTGATCCGTTGTTCCAGAGCATTGGACCGTTCAAGGAAAATTTCTTTCGTGTAAATTCCCTGCTCTAAAAAATCGAATAAGGATTCTCGCTGTTTTAAAAGAGTCTGATGCTCTGTTTCAAAATTCGTGACGATCATTTCTTTTGCAGCAATGGCAGCAGCGTCTTCCTCATGAGTGTCGGTAAATTCATACTTAACGATGTAGTCTTTCAGCCATTCAAGCAGAGCCTCTTCCAGTTCATCGATTCGGATCCCGACGGTGGAACATTCGGTATACTGGCAGATCAGCACATCATAAGGCGTTTTTGTCTGCGCTTTTTTGCGGACCATAAGTCGGCCACATTGAGAGCAGCGAACCAAACCGGCAAATAGATTCTGAATCGGTCTGTCATTTCTGACCGGAGAGGAAAAACAGCCTTTTGGCTGATTCGCACGTTTGAATAGGTCTGTGCTGATGCGTGGCGCCCATGCTGCATCAGCGAGAATGTAATCCGTGGCGTTTGGTCGGGATTTTACCACACGACCATCCTTTACGGCTCTGACCGTTTTGCGATATCCCCAGCGGACTTTTCCGATGTTGGCCGGATTTGAGATAATACCCTTGAGGGTGGAGGGGGAGAATGGCTTTCCACTCCTTGCAAGAATCCCCATGTTGGTCATGTAAGTGCAGGCTTTCTGATATCCATACTGTTTATTTCCACACAGATCATACATTAGATCAAGAACCGGCGCCTCTGTTTGGCTGGGA